CGCCGCTGCAGTAGTTAGTTGTGTAGATTTTATATCTACTTGATATGTACTCATAATTTAATCTCCTTAGTCGTGAGCTCCCGAAGGAGCTCACATTTTATTTATTAGACCGCTGCGCTAAATGGTGTAGCTGGTGAACTCGTATTTCCAGTATGGACGGAAACCGACCATAGACCTGTACCAAGAACTGAGCAAATTATTTTTGCATAAGTTACACAACCAGTTGTACCACCATTTAATGTAATAGTATCTGATGCTGCTACTGTTTCAAATCCAACAACATTGTCAGAGGTGTCATCAATATAGAATGCCCCTCCACTCATAACGTCAGTTGAATTCGCAACTTGTACAACTAAATCTCCAGTTTTCGTAATCGAACTGACAATAGTAAAAGTCGCACCAACATTGTTTGCGTTATTTAAGTCTGGGCCTGGGCCTGAAACTCCAGAATCAGCAGTTGCATTAACTGCTGGTAACGTATAAGTCACTGCTCCCGCCGCATCATTGTGTACAATTCTACCCGCATGGGTAGCAACTGTTAATGCTACAGTAGAGTCAGCGTCTATAACGTTAGCTGGACCTGTATTGTAAAATCCTTTTTTGGATATTACTGGTCCTTGAAACGTTGTATTTGCCATAATTATAATCCTCCTAGTTTATAAGATCTAGTCTCTAGGCCGTCGACTATACGCGTCTAGATCTAATTAATAATTGTATAGTAATTAATCTATAACGCAGATTTGCGTATAGCGCAAGGTATCCCTGTGGATTTGTATGATTTTTGATAGCGCTTAAGTGGCTATCGAAACTTCGGCCTGGGCTTCGTTTATTTTAGTTTGAAGCGTTTGTTCTTCAAACTCTTTGGCAATGATCTCTTTAACAATTTCCTGAATTTTTTTATCGATATGTCCCATGTGTAACGTATATCTACCTTCCTTCAGGTGCTCCTGTTGCCACTCGAGTTCCAAGGACCGTTTCGTATTGTATAGGTCTTCGGTCATTACTAACCTCCTCATAGGTTATCCATTTACCAGTCTTACTAGTAAATCCATCTTTCTCGAACTTTACCTCATTTTTTCCTAGTTTGTCAAGGATAGAATTCTCGATACCTTGAGGAGTGTCTTCACACATGACTTTAAAGTCAGCGCTATAGCCACAATATCGGATTTGAATTCTGAAGTTTTTCATAGGTAATTTCTTACTTTATAATCGAAATGAGGCCGTTTTGAGGCGGCCTCATTCCTAAGTTATTGATTACGCACCTGGTGATCCGAAGATACCTCTCCAGTCAGACCAGCCGAAGCTGTATCTTTCTCGAGCTTTGTATCTAACGTTACCAGTATCAAAATCGCCTTCCATAGCGGTTTTGATTGGTGCTCTAACAAAGTGTTTCATTCCATTTGGTACATCTGTTTTAATGAACCAAGCATCTGTATCAGTTAAGTAATGATTAACCACATAACCTTGTGGAACCATTCCCATAGATACAACTGCGTTGATATCATTATCAGCTGTTCCAACTCTTTGTGTAGACTTCATAAGTCTCTCTGCAGTAAATTGCAAAGCAGAAGGAAGAACTAATTTCATTCCTTTAGCTGCAATTTTAAGACCTCTCTCATCAGTTAGCGCAGCAATATCAATTAATGCTTGCTCTAAAGATGTTTCATTTAAGTCAGCAGCAGTCGATAATTCGTTCTGCTCTGTTCCGGAAATGATAGAGTGGTCAGTTGCGCAAAGTTCTTTACTGTCTCCACCAGTGTATGAACTGTTGAATGCTCTGTTAAGAACATTAGCTGCTTCAACTTGTTTCGCATTTGCCATAGATCTGGCTAGTGCTTTTGTATATCTAGACGAAAGTCTATCATACAAATTGTCCTCAATCGCTTCTTCAGTGATTGAGAAAGCTAAAGCATGTGTTTTGTGCGTATAACGAGCCGTGAAAGTCTCTTGTGCCGCGTCGTAGTTGACACCTTGACCTTCAGGTTTAGTTGCAGCACTTCCGAATCCGGATAACATTACTTCTTCTTCAAAAGCTCTGTCTGAGTTTTCCTTATCGAAAATTGCTTCGTGCTCGCTTGCATAGTTTTTATATTCCAGACCAAACAGGGCGTTTAAACCTGGCTCTAGTTCTTTAACTAGTTGATTACGTGATATAGCCATAATTAGATTCCTGTAGTTGTCATATAGAAGTGTTCTGCAATAAGCACACGCCAATTCACATTAGCTGCGGTTACGTCATTGTTATCAGGGTCTAATGAAAGTCCGACTATTCTACAAACAGCAGTAGTTGTACTTTGAGTGTCAACTAATTCTACCGCAGATAGATAATCAGGAGCTGCGCCTGCAGCATATGTTGCCAAATCTGCATTCGATCCAACGTCGCCTTGTGCGTGAGCACCAGAACCAGCTGATTGGATTTCAAAAACCGTGAAAGGATCATCATTAACAAAACCAACAATATCGGTAGCAGAGTTTGAGGCTGCTAGCCATCTTGAGAAAGTTGGTTTGCTAGTAGTAGCATCTGTATAGAAAACTCCATTGATTGCACCGACTAAAGTATTAGTAGCTGCTGCAACGCCAATTGTACCAGTACAAAGCATTTTTACTGGATCGTTTTGGTATATTGCCGAAGCACAAGCTGCAATACTATATTCAGTTGTTCCGCCGGAATCTCTATTGCCACTGAGTTTGCCTACTGGTCTTAGACCAAAGGCAGCGTCTTGATTAGCCATAGTTTTTTCTCCTATTGTTCATCCGAAGATGAACGGGTTAATTTAAATCGTTGGTTAGGAATTGCTAATAAATTAGTTCTTCTTTGTACCACCGAAGGTTACACGAGTCTGCCTCTCTTGATTGATTGGCATACTTGGGTGCTGTTCCTTCATAAGATCTTGTTCAACCGCTGTGTCTTTGTCTTGAGTTATTTTATTAAAATACTCGTCGCGCGATTTAACAATCTCAACCGGTATCCTTGCCAGCAAAAGGCCGCCAACTCCGATCACCCCTTTGTATTTTCCCTCATTTAAGACTGGATAATTCGATCCTGGATATTCATCAGCTCTTACAAGCTCGTATCCTGATCTTAATTTACCGGCCATGTTCTTTGTATCATCAAAGCCCATTGACTCGGCTCTTATCCATCTATGATGGTACCCGTCTGGTGCAGGGGGTGCATCTAAAGATGATGGTGGAGTCCATACTTTGGGTTTCTCTGTTTTAGCCCTAGTCTGACTCGCACGGGAAGTTTTAATGTCTTCTTTTTTCATATGCTTATACCTCCTTCGTGATTTTTAGTTGTTTCGCATATTCTTCAAGTGGCACACCTAATTTTTTAGCGATTGCTACTTGTGATGATGTGAGTCTCACAGTATTGCGACTAGGTCGTACACTGCGCGTCGCTGACGCTACTGTTTGTGTCGGTTTAGTCGATTCCTGAGATCTATTATTACCGAATTTATGTGGGAAGTCAAGACGCATTCTCTTGTCTATCTCAGCATAATATTCGGTTGAGTTAGGGTCAAATCCTTCTTGCTCGGTTAGTTTTTTATGGTAATCAAAAGCCGTGTACGTCATGGCATTGTCTTTACCAAACCAGTCGTTCTTTTCGGCCCATGATTCAGCTCTAGGATCTGGCGCTGGAGGTCTTCCAACAGCTTGATCCAAAGTAGGTGTTTTTACTTCTCTTTCCCTAGTTTCTTCAACTCTGGTCTTAAAAGCTGCAACTCTTGCTTCTTCAACACCTAGTTTTGCAATTTCTTTTTGTGCTTCAACTTCAGCATTAATATCACTCGCTTCCCTTGCTGATGCAAGTTTAGCTTTAGCTGCTTCCAAGCCTGATACAACTCTATTTTCCATAGCAGTTACATAGCTTGGTTCAAGTTTCGCCATTCTTGTTTTAACATCAAGATGTTCTCTTTGAACACCTTTGGCATAATCCAAAGCGGCTTCTTTTTGTCTTTCCGCTTCACGCCATTTTTTAGTTAACTTGGCAATTCTCTTTTGAACACCTTCACTATATTGTTCTAATTCTGGTTTCTCTTCTACTTTCTCTACTGGTTTCTCTTCTACTTTCTCTACTGGTTTTTCTTCTACTTTCTCTTCTACTTTTTCTTCTACTTTTTCTTCT